TATAAACCGCAGGAGAAATCAAATGACGATATCGAGGCAAGTGACAACAATGTTGTCTAATTTTAAAGGGAGAACTAAAATGAAAAACTTAAAGAAACAGACGAAACAGCAAAAGATTAAAACATTATCGAACTTAATGAAGACGCCTAGGTATCAGACGGCCTAGATATTCTTAACTACCCCTGCTATATTGCGCCACCGGCATTTAGTAACGCATTAAACGTAGTATCGTTAGGGGTAGTTTCTTTTCCAATCGACACAGTATTACCTTGATTATTATTTACTTGATTGTTTGATGTTTGAACAACTACTGGTTGACCATTCACATTCTGTAATTCTAATCCTTGTTCTGCCAATAATTCATTCAACGAATCTATTCTATTAGCCAACACATTCGTACCAATTACACCACCAGCATCAGCATCTATTAAATCTTGGTATTTAATTAAACGTTCAACAATTTCATCTGCTGTTAGTAATTCTGGTAAGTTTCTAATTTGTTCCTGACGTTTTGCTATTTCATTCTCTAAGTATTCTCTTGTTTTTGGTTTTAAGTCTTCATTGTCAAGTCTTTCTTGGTTATCATCTATTATTTTTTGTAATCTTGCTACTTGACTTTCTAATGCTCTTTGCGCCTTTATTTCTGGTATCAACGCATCAACTTCTGTGCCAAGAATAAAGTCTAATATTTTAGCAATAGTAGGAAAGTTTTCATTGATATATGCTCTAGCGTCAAAGTTAGCGAAGTCATCAAAAAATTTCTCTACACTTTCAAACAAAGAGTTAAGACCACCTAGTATTTCAGCATCACTAGGTATTATTTCTACACCAAATAATTTTTCTGTGATATAATTGATTGATGTTCTTAAAAAGTCTAGTGGGTAGTAAACTAATGATTTAAGTAGTCCAAGTAACGCTCCCTCTACACCGTTTACAATTCGTCTTATCATTGGTGGTGTTTGTTGCATTGTCATGCCTGCTGGACCAACAACTGTTTCTGTTTCAAAAAACTTATCTATAAATCCTTGTATTGCTTCATAGGCCGCTAAAGCGATTGTAAGTGGCAAAAACAACTTACTGATAGATGTCATAAATCTACCAACTCTAGTCCCTGTCGCACCAAATAGTCCAGTAAAGTTTTTTACAACACCAAACGTCATTATACCACCTGCTAAATTAATTAATGGTCTGAATATTCTAAGTATACTATTAAATATACCACCTTGTCTTGTAATTTGTCCAGCACCAGTCATTGTTGGTGTGCCAAATAATGCTCTATTAATAACACCAACTGGTCCGTTAGGCCCTAGTAATCTTGGTAAACTACGTCTTAAAATTTCTGCTGAGCCTGAACTAAGTAAAGCAAGTCTGATTTGATCATCTCTTTCTAATGCCGCTATATCTTTGGCAAAGTCTGCTAGTGTTGATAAAGCATTACCAGTAAATTCAAATGCTTTTGTAAGTAAGAATATATTAAACTCAGCAATCGCTTTCAATACAGGAAAAAGTGGTGTAAATATTTCATCTACAATAATATTAAATACGTTACCAATCTCTTTGAATAAACCAGAGACTTTATCTCTAAACTCTGGATCTTGTAACATCTTAACACCTAATAAAGAACCACCTAATGTGAGAGCAGTAAGTCCAAGTATATTACCAAGAGCGCCTAAACCACCAAACATGAACGAACCGCCTTTATCGTCACCAGATGTAGTAGAGCCAGTCGTTGGTTTATCTTTATCTTTGTCTAGTAATCTATTTCTTTCTTCTTCATTATCTTGTTTCTTCTCATAATCAAATTGATCACTAGCAAGTAGTAACTGATCTTGTGTTGCGTTTTGTAACTTTCTATCTAGTTCTAATCCAATGAAGAGAGCGGCACCAATTTTATTTAATGTTTCATTTTGCTGTATATTTTTATTAGTTAAATCATCGAGCATCGCATTGGTTTTAACTTGTGCTGGTGTGAGTTCTTTTGAAAGTATATCGTCTGCTCTATCAATACCAGAAAGTCTATTGTAAGCAACTGTGAATATGTTGCCTTTTTTTAATACATCATATTCAGCATCAACTTCATCTTTAGATGCTCTTTGTAACTCTCTTTTAGGTTCAGGTTTATTTGCCTGTTCTAATAAATCAATAACTCTATCTTGTTTATCGTTATTGAGTTTTGTTTGCTCTACTAATTTACTAAATTCTTCAGCCATAGTTTATTTCTTTTTAAGTGCCTGTGATCCAAAAAAGGCCGCAACAATACCAGCAACAGCAACAAAATATGTAGGTGCCATGTCACCAAGTATTTTACTTGCTTGTTCTAACCCAGCAATAGTCGCCACAACGATAGCGATTGGATATAACAATAGTCCTGCTAAAGCAAACCATGTCATCTTTCTTTGAGCATCTCTCATAGCGTCCTCGTCTTCTAAACGTTTACGCTTAAACTCTATATCTAAATCCATTTCTTCTTTAGAAATGTGTCCATCACCATTTACGTCTTTCGCCGCAACTTCTTTATCTACTGTCTTTATATCGTCAGCCATTTTATCCCCTTTGTTGTTTAGCCTCTCTCATTCGTCTATTTTCTTCTTTGATATGTTCATTCAATAAAGTTAAATAGACTTCACGCTCATAAGGTAACATGTTCTCTATGTCGCTCAACGTCAAAGAAAACTTATCAATCATCAACAATTTAAAATTTATTTCATAATAATATTCTAAATTAATATGCGAGAGGCATATTAAAAAAAACTTTGTATACCCTCTATTGTCACTTTGCCCTTTTTCTTAGTTTTAGGGTGTGTCAATGTAGCAGTATGTTTCACTCTTGGCATAGTAACAAAGAAGTTTTGTATCTTTGTGAATTGCTCTTGTGTTAAGTTTTCTAAAAACTCACGCAACTCTTTATCAGATATATCAGCCGCTTCATATGTTTCTACACCATCGATGATTTGGTAAATACAATCCATCGTTAGTTTGATCGCATTATCACTAGTCATCTTAGTCACATCAACCCCACTAAATGTTGCCATCGTAGGATATTGCATAATAACAGATACACTATCTGTCAAGTCAACTTTGTTTGTATGATCATCGTCCATATGAACTTCTAATTTCATAAGATCGATAACTGTAGGTACTTTTACATTCTCATCACCCGGAAATGCCAGATTTAATGTAACTTTCTCACCCACACTTTTTGCTCTAACTTTCAGAAAGAGATACTCAATATCAAATGATGGTAATTTCTTAACATCAATCTTATTGAACGTACAACTTTGTATCACGTCCGTTAAAGCGTCAAACTGTTCTGCCTGACTACCCTCTCTTGCTTGTAGAAGAACTTTTTCCTCTTTGACCAAGAAAGGTCTATATTTTATTTTCTCATCTGTGCTAGGCACAGTTAACTCAAAACTTTGAGTATTCAACTTTGGTAAAGCCATAATATCTCCTTATAATTAAAAAGTAATTGGTGGAAAAATTTTACCTCCAAATACTCTACCAATTGGTATACTACGTTTCAACTGATTGATAACGTTTCTACCGGTTCGTCTCAATTCAGGTGGCAAACTACTAAAGATGCCGCCGCCTGCTTTCACTACACCAGATGATAGACCACCAACTTTGCCGGTGCTGTCTATATCTAAATTAAAGTTTAACCAATCTCTATATGCGAAAACAACTTCTATCGCAACAAACTGATTTTGATTACCACTATCATACTGTATTTGATTGATTGCTGTTGGAAAACATTCTCTCAATCTAACACCGTAAGTAGCACTGTCTCTATCGTTAAGACTTTCAAATTGTCCTAACTGAAAAATATCTATTGGCGAAACATATTCTTCATAAAAATTAAACATACCAGTTTGATTGTTATAAACTGTGTTTTGCCATGCTTCGAAGAATGAACGCAATCTTAAAAACTTGTCACCTATAAACGTTGCTGTTATATCAGCATATTGAACTTGTGTAGGATATTTATACGGCGCACCAGCAATACGATATGGGCTTGTATTGATTGTTCTACCAGGCATTGTAATGTTTGTACACATTAAAGCGACAGCAGGTGCTAAGTCTTTCTCATAAGATAATGTATCGCCCAACTTTTGTCCAGTAGCACCAGATACTTCTTGTCCTGCTTCATCTGCCCCAAAGAATAATGGTGCGATTGCTTCTTGTAACGCACCGCCTTTTGGTAATTGTATGTTGACAAGAAATCTAGTATTACGAGCAACGCCCTCACCCTTAGCAAGTGCTGATCTAAATCTATTGATTGTAGTTTCTGGATTTGCTCTTTGTTTTAATCTAGGATCACCTGGTATGTTATCATACTCACGTCCACGTGGTAGACCAATTCTGATATCAAATGGCCCTAATCTTTTACCGCCTCTAAATATTGCCACTAACTTGCTCTCTTTCTTGCGTCTCTATGTGCCGCTGTCATGCCCGCTTTCTTAAATGATTGTACTGGCATGAATATTGCTGGCGCATAATCTAATTCATCTAATCTATAAAACCCACTAGTGAACTGTGAACGTAGATAGTGTTTGACACATGGTTTTATAAGTTTTATATTTTTTAATTTACTGTAGTCACCAGCAAAGTTTCTTTTTGATAAAGTTTCTAACAATCTCATTCTTAATGGTATTGGCAGATAATGAAAGTTTATGCCAAGAAAACCACCCTTAGCAGTATCAATTGGCATAACTAACGGGAACGTATCATAGTAAGGTAATATTGCTTTTGTCTTTGGATTATATCTAAAGAAATTAAGTTGATTGAAACCAGGTGTTTTAAGTATCTTGCCCTCACGCATTAAACGACCAGCAGATATTCTACTTTGTAGTTCAGATACTTTTCTACGATACCATGTAAGAGACTTTTCTTTATCACCTACATCTGCCCGTATTCTATCAAAGATTGTTGCCATACTTCTATTTATGCTACATATCTAAATATTACTATGAA